ATTATGCTCAAAGATTAAAAAGTCCCAACGTGCTCTGCCTCCGGCATCTATAAATGCTCTCATGTTGCGTTCTACATTATCCCAAACAACACCCTGACGATACAAATGATTAGTGTCACGTAACCCATCTACACTAAAGATAACTGCACCCATGCGTCCAAAAACACCAGCAAGTTCTTGCCACCACTCTGCACTCTTTGCGCCGGCGTTGGTATTCATACTCAACCACATTTTGCTGTTGTGTTCTCTAAAGTATTTGAATATTTCTAATGTATCTCGTGCAACAATCGGATCACCTAAGTTGCCACACATATACATTGTGTTTAGTTGTGCAATAAACTCCGGTTCAAAAATACGTTTACAATCATCCAATGTTAGTTCGCTTAAATCAATGTGCGGATTTAATGCTCCGCCGTTCTGATTGCGATCACACATAGGACAACTGGCTTGACAGTTTTGCGTATTTTCCAAGTGTATGGTTTTAATATTTTCATATTTGTACATTATTGTCAATCCAGTTTTTAAAATGTTTAAATATTTTTTTATGTGTTTCTATTGGCAAATGATTATACAATCCATCTGATTGCTGTTCTGATAGGGGTGTATATAAAGTCTCCATGACTTTAGAAAAAATATGCACATTAGGACCTAATATAAATTCTTCTTTACCCCATGGATGATAATCATTGAAACAATATACAATAAGAACTTTTTTAAATTTAGGAGCAACTAAGTTTAACATTCCCAAAACTTTTTGATGTTCTATTTTGTCCCAGCTGTCTTTGCGATTTTTTATTGTTTGTTTGACAAAATCTTTATGGTTATGGTATTTTCTTTTTAGTTCGATTACCTCTTTTACTTCTAGAAGCCATTTATTAAATACTATGTCTACTGAAAGAAATTGATGCCTAGGACTTTTCCAAAATTTCCAGTTTTGTCTATATATGTTAGAAACAAAAAATATCAATGATATGTTACTAGTATCAGTATCATCCGGAATATTAACTAACTGTTCTAAAGACCAATCAGGACTTGTACCATCTAATGAATAGTTAACTACATTGTACTTTTTTTCTAACATTCTAGGCCAAGTTCTTACAGCGTTCGAATCCGGATGTCTATAAGAATAACTATCGCCAAATATCCAAACTGTTTCAGTCATCTAATATCAACTTTACATCTTTACCAGGGCCAGAATTACTAGGTAGGTCGCCATACTCGTTAATGTACCAGACAATGACAGCCTTATACCAGTTTTGACTGTTGTGGTGTGCTTGCTTGTTAAACTGCCAAATATTATTATTTGTAGCTTGTATTGTACTAAGAGCCCTTGCACTTTCTTTTTGCAGTTCTCTTACACTTAGTTCACTTATATCCAATTCTCATAAACCTTTTATATTTCGGTAGTTCTAGTTCGCCACTGTATAACTCTTCGCCTAGTGGTACTTGTTTTGCAAAACTTTCAAGTGTTTTGTGGCAGTTAACATGTTCGTTGATTTCAAAATAGTTGTTACTTTGCATTATTACCAAACTTCCAAATGGTATACTGTTGTACCAACTATCAAAATTTTCTATGTGTTCACAACTAGTATTTATAATCGTATCCGGAACTGTCCACAATCGTTGAGTTGTCCCGTCAGCTTTGTATACATCGTATACATGTTCGTCAAATGTTATTTCATGTATGTCTTCGGTACTAGCTTTAAACTTCCAGTTTTCCTCTACCCACTTTTTATTAAATATTTCTGCTATTTTCCAAACATTTGGATCAACATCAAAACTGCGGATCATTTCTATTTTCATTCCGCTTTCAAACAACATAGTAGCAAGAGTAGCATACCATCCTGCACAAAGGAATACTTTGCCTAGTTCTACATTACAGTTTTTAAGTTCATTGATTAGCCAAAGTTTACTTTGTAACTGACCTCTACTAAAACAATCTTCGTCTATTTCAATATTATTGATTTGAAAGTTTTTAAATGCGTCAACAAAATAAGTGCTATCTTTATCTTTTAAAAGTCTAAATATACTCCATATATTATCATCCATTACAGCTTTTTTTAAATCTTCGTTGCCGACCAATCTAAAAATACTATGCATATTATCTTCAAGAACTGCTTTTCTTAAATCTTCGTTGCCCGGAAGCAATCTAAATAAACTATGTAAGTTTTGTTCTAGTACTACTTTACGCAAATCTTCAACTTCGCCAATAGCACGTATATTATCTATACATCGAAAAATGCTATGAATATTTTTTGTTAAAATAGCACTACGTAAATCATCATTAGACGTAAACTCTAATATAGAACTCAAATCAGAATCAATATATGCACGGCGTAAGTTTTTAAAATATTCATCTTGTGGATTTAATATTTCAAATCTATCTAATAGCTTATGTATTTCCATCATACTTTTCCTTTAACCAATCAAAGTCATTGATGTTTTTTAGTGCTACAGTATTGCCTTTATTACGAGTACCGTATGCGGTTCCTGCTTTGGCACCTTGCAGAGCATCTTCTCCAAACGGAGTATCAGGTAATACATGCATACACCAAGTCCTTAAACGTTCATTGGTTTCTTTACTTTTTTGCCTATCAATAACTTTACTCGATAACTTTGCACATTCTCTAAATGCACTTTTCCATGCATTAAAAGGATCTGTATTAAATGCTGTGATATTTGAAACTTTTGGCATAGCTACAAACTTATCACTAATACTTGTAGTCATGTCAGGTTTGCTAGTGTCCATGTTGATAGTTTCGTGTCTTGGAAATAACTTAATACCTCCGTATCCGTAGACTAACCCATTTACCGGATTCTTGCTACGCCATACATGTACGTGATTATACTGCCAAGCAGGAACTTGCCAATCAAAATTAAAATCATCAACAACTACGGCATCACCATCAACTATATAAAACATAGGTGTATCACATGCTTTTGCTGCTTCAATATGTGCTTGATGTATTCCTTTAACTCCGTGTACTCTATGTATTACTCTGTCTGGAAATCTAGTTTTTAGATTTTCAAAATTTTCATTTGCATTTGGTTCTTGGTAACTAATAAACACTATATCATACAATTTAGGCATACTAGCTAAAGTATCATATTCTTTTTTGTTAGCAATAAATCTAAATAACCATTCACGTCTGCTAATTTTAGCATGTTTACTACAAAGTATAACTCCGTCGTGGAATTTGCCGTTTAAAAAAACATGATTTATTTTTCTATCAAATACATTGTCATGTGGAAAATATTGATCAAAGTTAAAATCATTAGATACAATAACATTAGACGGAACAACATAAAACATTTCTGTACTACTTGTTTTTAATGCCAACAAATAATCATCATAGGTATCAACGTTATTAAAAACATCATACTTACAAGGAACGCTTGCAACTATGTCATGTTCTTTTCGATTTACAGGAAATCTATATTCTACTTCTTTCTTGGATAAAGGTAAATGTTTACTGCATAAAAATACACCATTGTACAAATCTTCTCCGTTTACTCTATGAATAAAAGCATGGTTTTGTTTTCTGTCAAAAGTATTATCATGGGTAAAATACAAGTCTGGTATAGTTGCATCTATGTTAACACTGCTCATCCAAAACATCTCAGTTGTACTAGTTTCTAATGCAGACAAATAATCTGCATATGTATCAATGTTAAAAATATCATACGCACAAGGGCCACTAGCAACTATATCATGTTCTTTTCGATTTACAGGAAATCTATACTCTACTTCTTTCTTGCTTAATGGAACATGTTTACTACACAGTAATACTCCGTTGTACAAATCTTCTTCGTTTACTCTATGAATAAAAGCATGGTTTTGTTTTCTGTCGATCTGATCATGATGTGATATGTAGAACGTGTTAACAAGCTCTGTATCAATGCCAATATTAGCACTACTCATCCAAAACATATCTGTTTCACTAGTTTCTAATGCAGACAAATAATCTGCATATGTATCAATGTTAAAAATATCATACGCACAAGGTCTGCTTGCTTGTATATCAACTTCTTTTTTATTAACAAAAAATCGATGTTGTAACTCTTTAACTGACACTTCTGAAGACTTTGGTATTAGACAGACTCCATCATAATATTCATTGTTTTTGAATACATGTATGTACTCTGTACTCCATGCATCTGGCTCGTAATCAAAGTTAAAGTCATTGTTTATTATAATGTCGGGCCAAACCACCCAAAACATTTTTGTTATACAAATACGCTTTGCATCATCTAGTGTGTTTGCATGTTTTAAAAGCGGAAATCGTTGTTTTGCAGACTTCCACTGTTTGTTTTTTTCGCCAATAAAGATTATATCATACATACAGTAGTTATAACATATTTTAATCAACAAGTCAAGAACAGAATGTGATAAATACTAGAGAAGAGGAACCAACAAAAATGACCGATTTTATACCAGGTGAAGCATACCGACTAGATATTATTACAGCAGACGAGACAGTGATTGTCGACAGCTGGCAGGGACAGATTAAAGCAAGTGTTGTTGATATCAATGGTATTATACTAGTCGATGTTGATACTGGAAAATTATACGGTACGTTGGTTGGTACCATTGAGGACGCTAACGGCAATACTGTTTTATCCTCAACAGGTGATCTAACTGGTAGTGTTACTGGTAGTGTATACGACAACGACGGTGCTTTAGCATTTGATGGCGAAAACGGAACGGTTATTGCTAATGTTGTTGGCAATGTTGTAGATAGCGAAGGCGATATTATTGTTAATACCGGAGCAAGATCTATTATAGCAGATAGTATTACTGGCTCATTTTATGGTGACTTAACAGGTAGTATCACAGCAGATAGTGTAATATACGGTACATTTAATGGCGATTTTAACGGTACAAGTTATGGAGACTTTTTTGGGGATACTACAGGTACACACACAGGCGATGTAGTAGGTGATGTAGTAGGTGATGTAACAGGTAATGTCACAGGCAATCTTACCGGCGAACTACTTGCTATCCAGCCAGGCGATGATATTGCTACACGTCTTACCGGACATAACAACACTGGCGGATACAATCAGTGGGAGTTTTACGGTGGACTTGCACACCCGGTGTATCCTGCAGAAGATGCAGTTGCACGTGGTCCTATAGTAAATATTGGTGCAACTAGAGCCGACACAGAAGTAAGAGCCAACTTAAATCATTATGATGGCACGCCAGTGATGAGATTGTCTTTGGAGAGTTTGCCGACTTACAAAGCCGATTTCATAGGAAGACTTGTTGGAGCAGTTGCATACGATACACAAGGCGATAATGGTATTACTAATATTATATCCGGTGGAAACAATGGTACACTTATTAGTAGCGTAAATGATAAAATAAACATTGGTGGCGAAGATGACGAAGTAAATATTATTGCTGATAGTCTAACTATACAAACGGATTCAATAGACTCACTTTCGCATAGAGGATCAAATAATAACAAAACATCTCTACTAAACAATGACGAACTTTTAAGTATTGAAAGTTGGGGATACAACGGAACTGAATACAAACGAGGCGGAATGTTTGGATTTAAAGTTGACGGCACACCTGATGCAAACGGAAATACCATACCAACAGGGTTTGGTGTTCAGCTGAGTACAGCAGCTAACACACATGTTACTAATACAGCAAACAGACTAGAGTTTAATAACAAAGGTGTATTAGAAGTTCCAGTATTTAAAGCAAGAGGCACTACATTTGCTGACAGAGATAGTATGGCAGCAGAAGAAGGCATGATATTGTTTAATACTAGTAACAAAAAGTTTCAAGGTTATGACGGAACTTCTTGGGTTGACTTACACTAAAAAATATGCTATACTAACATCATAATAAAGTTTCTTTAAAGGAGTTTAAAATATGTTGTTTGAATGGAATCACTTGAAAAAAGCAAACGCTAACTATTTTACTCATTGTTTTATTGCAATATGTTATAGTTTTCTAGGACTTGGTGTTTTTGTAATGGGTATCCTACATGCATTTTTTCCATTTATGTTTGGATTTACACCTTACAAACTTGCTAAGAAAATAACCGACGGTACTGAAAAAAACTTTCCTGCTTGTATAAAAGAAGAATAAATGAAAATATTTATAGATGGTGAACAAATATCTCAACAGTGGATCAGTGACTATACGTTAAGTAGTCCTGTAGATTGCTATAGTGATAAACCCGACTGGGAACAAAATGTACTAAAACTGTTGCACAACTGGTATTCAAATTCTGGATACAGCTACGGTTATAGAGGCGATAAGTTTTTAAATCTTAGTACAAGCGGAACAACCGGATTTCCACAACATATTGGTCATTCAAGAGAAACTATCGAACAAGTTGTTGATTCTAATATTAAAATACTAGGCTTAAATAAAAATAGTAAAATACTCAGTTACTACAGCCCAAGAGGTATTGCGTTTAGTGTACTCAGTGTATACATAGCATTAAAGCTCGATTGTGATTTGTACATTGAAACGTTTAAAGGCATAGACTATATAAATCGTGTACACGATATACGTCCAACACATACATTATTATTACCTAATGTTTGGAAAACGTTACACAAACATCCTAAATGGAACACATTAGATTACAGTAGTTTAGAAACTGTCATCACCGGCAGTGATTTTACACCAACTGGTATGTTGGACGAACTACGTGAACATAACCCTGGAAAAGTTTATAATGTATACGGTAGTACCGAGGTGCCGCCAATGGTGTTGTACAGCGAAGAAGAAAATACTTATACAATAAACAACATTGCAGAAGGTGCTGAGCTAGATATTGTAAATAGCCAGATTGCCTGTAAATGGAGTAGCCAATCAGATATCTGGATAAGTGGCGATTGTGTTGAAGGAGATAGGAATCGGTTTACACTAAATGGGCGTGTTCCAAATATGTTTAAACAAAATACAGTACGTGTGTATCCTGAACAAATCGAAAAAGCAGCAGTTGCAGCAGGAGCAGAACTTGCACTGTGTCAACAAGTAGGAAATCATTGTATATTATACTATACCGGCAATATAGAAGATATAAAAACATTTAATGATAATCACAAATACATTCCACGATTTAGACTACGAGCAGTAAATAATATCGAGATAGACGATAATCTAAAAAAGATTATAAGGACACAAAAGTTTGTATAAACTAGAGAAATATAGCAACCAAGATCTTACACAGTTTTACAAAGATGCAGAAGCTAAAGGATTCTATAATAATAGCAGCAAAGAAATGCTGCTTGATTATATTGAAAAATACAACGATACCCAAATGTTTTTATTGTACTGGAATGATAGAGTTGTCGGTACAAGTGTGTGTCACAGTTTAAAAGAACTTGGAATATTAGGCAAAAACGCATATCGTATTAGTGCTAGAACTTGTATAATCAATGACTACATAGGCGGCACACGGGCACACAGTGTACACAACTACAGACACTCTCCTATGAACCACTGGACTAGCCAGATGCTTACCCCTGTTTGTATGTACGCTGTAGGGCTAGACAAGCCGCAATATATTAGTACTAATACAAACGAAGTAGGTAGTCAAAGTAAAGTACACCGAATTTGGTCTAAAATTATGCACGATCAAGGATATTTAAAAGATCCAATCGAACTAGAATACAAAGGATCTTTTCAAACATTCTGGCGTGTTGATGTAGAGTTTTATTTGAAGAAACTTAATGAAAACATTTGGCCTGAGACCAAAGAAGCCTTAGATATATTTCTTACATAGATCAAAAAAGTCTGTCATTTCTGGAAACACTTCTTTGTGATCGACATTACATCTACGTCCTTGCTCTTCAAAGAAGTTGTGAAAATCTCTACGGCCTTGAATAACTTTGTCTAATGGATATTCAGTAGACTCCATGTAATCAACAACACGTCTAAACTTTTCATACTCAATAGTACTAAACGCATCTTTGCGATTATCATCTGTATTCTCTTTGATAAACTGCAAATGATCATGCATATAACTCATGTAGTTTTTAGGCAGGATATTAATATCGTACTGCAACGGTTCTTTCAAATGCGGTGTGTCAAATCCTAATCGTTGCCATCTGTGCGTTTCTACATCATTATATTTTTTGCGCCATTCAAGAATCTTTTCAAGCAATGTACGGAATGTAGTGACACTGAAGATGTTAAATGTAATCATAATAACCATTGGTGCTTCGCAGTTGCGCATAAAATAATCCAAGTTGCGTTCAAACACTTCAATGTCTAATCCATCACGAATATACTCAGCACGTTTTCCCCAAGTATCAATACTTGTAAACATTTTAAAACGTCTAATCTTGTTGTTTGTCAACAAGTCATTCACACGATTTGTAAACTTTTCTAACTGTTTTGGTTTGCCGCCTAAGTTGCTGTTGCAGTTTAGTTCTAGTTCTGGTTTAGGGTCTGCATCCAGCATATCAAATAGTTTATATGTGCTCTGCTGTATTGTAGGCTCGCCGCCTGTAATGCGTAAAATATGTAAGTCTTTACTTAACTCTGGCCACCACTTCCAAAATGCATCTAAATACGGATTGTTTTGTTCTTCGAATATTTCAAACCAGTCAATATCACATCTGTGATTCTTTACGTTTGTGTAAGGCCCGTGTTGCTTGATCTCTTGATGATATCTGCTGCTGGCTTTTGGATGACAATATCCACAGCGGAAGTTACATTCATTACCAAACGAGACTTCCAAATATTCTGGATTAACATCAAACTCTGCGCCACCTTCTTTGACAGCTTTCAAGCGTTCTTTAAAGAAGATAGTTTGGTTGCGTTGTTTTCTATCGCTAACATAATCTTTGCCCATTGCTTCAATCTTCCAGCAATAGTTGCATCCACTAGGTTGCTCACCTTTCATCATAGCAGCACGTTCTGCTTTTTTCTGTACTGTATTATGAATAGCACTCGGATTAGTTAGAAGTGGCGCTGCATCAATCTTGTGCGGTGCAGGATGATAACAACTGTGTGTCTCTCCTGTTTGGAAATAAATGTTTGCGTGATACCATTTAGCAAAACAAAACGTAGGAGATATTTCCTGCGTGATTTTATCAATCCGCTTGATTTCTTCGCTTTCGCTGCGTTCCATTATTGCTCTCTATCTAAGAATTGTTTGCTGTTATCTCGTGCTGGATTTTGATATACTGTTTTAAAGAATAGACTTTGATTTCCATCAAGTGGTTCAGAAGCAATGGGCAACTCAAGTTCATCTATTAGCGAATATCCAAGTTCAACAGTATTGGCTTCCATTTGATCTTCATCCATGTCTTTAGTATCCCAATACTCATTAAGCCACTCAAAATCACGTACATTTACAAAGTCCCAATCTGTACACATTGTTTTGTACAAGCCTTCTCGTGCGCCGTATATTGCCCAACGTCCGTTTTCTACATCTGCGCCTACCATCAGCCAGATATACAACCGATGCAAGTTCTTCCAGTGATTTTTATGGAAGTCTTCTACACTAACACGCATACCTTGGTCAAGTGCCATTTTAACACCTTCTCTAAATCCAGCACGCCATGCTTGATGAGGTGTAGCATTATTCATAATAGTACTATATGTACCATTCATCTGAATATATTGTGTATCCCAACAAAAATCTACTTGTGCATGTGGGTTATTATCAGGCGCATTTTCGTGTGTACGCATGTTCAATACATGCTGTTTAGGCCAACACTTGATGCCACCATTTCCGTATGTGAGGTTATTGATAGTATTAAGTGCAGTCCAACTAATGACTTTATTAGTCAAGTCAGTGTTTTCATCAAAGTCCATTGTTTGAGACAAAAACTTTTCATCAATAATATTATCGCCGTCGATTGTAATAAACCTATCAGTAGTTGATTTGTTAGCGGCTGCTTTGTGTGCGCTGTCACTGCCTTTGACACCGTGTACACGTTCAGCCCATGGAACTTTCTTACACAAATCTGCATAGTTTTGTTCTGCATTTGGCTCATCGTAGCTTAGATATATAATGTCACAATCTATAACTCTAAAAGTATTAACCATTTATTTCCTCATAATGATATGTATCAAACCTACGCATAGTATATACGGAAACTTCCTCATTGTCAAACTCAAAATCATTTTCAAATGCAACTTCATCTGAATCAACAAATCTTATCAATCTGTATAGTACATTAGGATCATCTTTTTTGGTTATACTAAAATAATAGTTTGAAAGATTTATGTTAACGTTTTTGTCTTTGAGATCTAATAAAAAATCAGAGTCTGCAGATATTCTCCAAACATTTTTTGTATTATCTTTTGAAAGGATTATCTGCGGGTTGTCTGGAATAGTTGCAGGGATTTGATATAAAAAACTCCACATTAGTTTATCTTCATCAACCTGTGTTTGATTTTTAATATGATAAGTTTTATCAATAAAATCATATTCAACTTTATAGTCTAATAAACTCCAATGTCCTTCAATAAACTTTTTAACGTCTTCAAAATCGCATTCAATAAACTTGAATCTATCATCAGATTCTTTTGATATTTTATAGATGTTTCCGTCATCATCAAAACATACAAATCTTTTCATATTATATTCCCAAACACTTTTCGTATTTTTTCATTAGATTAATATTTAAGAAATCTTTTTCAGTGTAATGAAAAATACCCGACTGTTGATGATTTCCTATTTTTAGCCTCATGTCGCTATCAAAATAAACTCCAACTCTATCTTGCCAACGATATGCAAAGTTAACATCCCAACCTTGTATCTTTGGTTTCATATGTGTAAACGTAGGATTTTTAACTTTGCTATTTGTAATCAAATGTTCAATGTCCATTGTTTTACAAGCAACTGCTGCACTAACATCCATGCTTGGCCGCAATGCAAACTTTTTGCCGTTGCCTGCGGATTTATAAAACTGTTGCCAGTTATTTGTTATCATTTCAAGCCAAGTATAAAACTCGTGTGCTAAATCTGATTTCTTAAACCAATGGAACCCACTATACAAGTTTGGAAGATTGTGTGTTTTGAATGCCTTGCGGTAATAGTTGTCATCTACTAGTTCTCCGCGATATGTATAAACATTACTAGTATAAAATAAATCATAGTTTCTTAAAAAATCAAACCAACTGCTAATATCTTCAAGTATTAACATATCTGTGTCTATTACCACAGTTTCATTATAAGGAATAGCATGATATATTTTCCAACGATTACTGATTTTCCAATCTTCGTCTTTGGCGTGATCTCCCCACGGTATTTCTACAATATGATCAAACAAATGTTTGTATTTTGTAGGCACACTTTCATTGGTAATAAGACAAATACTAACATCTTTGTTTGTAGCATGAATACTCATTGCTGCTAAACATGCTTGTCTAACATAATCAAAATCACTATTTTGTGCCAACATTGTAAAGTTATTGGTCAATAATTCTCTCCAAACTAAACTTGTTCATCACATGACAGTTACTGCCTTTGAGATTTACACCAGTATATTCTCCAAGTCTTTTATTTTTTTGTACTAATATTTTTATTTCATCGTCTTTGATATCAACAGCTACATCTTTATCTGTTGCATAAAACTTGGTACCTGGCAAACTTCCAACAAAGTTTCCTTTTTGATATCCATTCATAATATGTACTGCAATACTAAAAGCAAAATCGTTTCTATATACACTTGTTTTAAACTGATACATATTACGATAATGTATATAGTTTTCTTCAATATGTTTGATTAAGTTAAAGAATATTTTATTTTCTTCTGTTTTTCTAAAAAAGAAAACAGTAGCCCAATAAAAATCAATACTAGTATCACTTACTTTTTCAAACTCGGGTACTATTGTATGCATACCAATATGTGTAGCATCTTTGTATAGCAAAAGATTTTTTTGCTGTACAAAGCAATTATTTAATAAATCATTGCTAATAATATAATCAGTATCCATTACAATAGTAGAATCATAAGGAGTTAAATCATATGCCGATGCTCTGTTTTTATTATTAAACTTTAATGTTTTATCACTAAAGTCACCATCGGCATATCGCTTGTTAGTACTATTTCTGTTCATATCATTGGAATGAATGACATAATCAAATACATCAACATCATTTGGATACATAGATTGAATATCTGTATCTGTAACAATCGAAGTGGGCAAATCCATATACTTGCTTATACGTTTAGCAAGGAAAATAGCTTGCTTTACATAATCAATCGATTTATTATTACTTGCAAATAACAGTACACCTTTTGTCATAGATCCATAATACTTTCAACTGTTCTATTTGTTTTTAACTTGTTGTATTCTGTTAAGTATTTGTTTGTTGATTGCCAATACACATTTACAAGTTCATTAGCAAAATCTTGTAATGCTTCTATTTCAATGGGTATACTACTATCATCAACTAAAATTGTTTCAGTCTGATGTAGTGCTAATAAACTTTGACAAAAACTTATAAGATCTTTAGTTACCGAAAACTGGCCGCCATTAAAATAATAAACAAGATTCTCGTGGTACTGTTCTTTTAGCAATCTTTTTTGATTATTTAATGTAATCATATAGTTGCTAAAATCTAATGCTTTTTCTAAGCGTTCGTCCATAAATATCTCCTACTTGTAATAGTAGTATATATCCATTAGACTAGTTTGTCAAGTTAAAAATCGGAATCTTTTGTTCCAGTTGGTGTAGGCAATGCAATAGCATTGTACGTAGTGCTATCCCATACAAAATCACTACTTGGAGTATAAGTGTATACTGTGCTGTTGATAGTTGCAGTAACACTTTCGTCTACTAACTGGCCAGCTGGGCCGCCTGGTTCTGCTTGGCCGCCTGTTCCTGTATCGCCGTCGTCTAGTTCTATTTTAAACTTTAGCTGTGTTGCAGTATTAAATGATGTATTAGTACTTGCATAAATTCTAAAAAAGTTATCGTCATAAATCTGTGCTACAGGTACATCTCCTGGATTACCGCCTGCTCTGCCGCCACCTTGTTTTTCAAAAATCTTTGTAGTTGGGGCGCCAGTTGCAATAGTTGCATTACTAAATCCAGTTCCTGTACCTGTTACAGAATCACAACGCCAGGTATTTTGATTTACTCTACCAAATCGTATCTGTCCAGCATCGTTTAATACTTGAGCCCAATCCCAATCTTTTGTGTATTGGGTTGCTGTTGTGCCGCCAGTAGCATTTGCTGCAAAACGTATTTCGCCGCCTGCTGCTAAAAAATACAAAAAGTTTTGATGAGATCCAAAGTTAACTGTAACTTCGTGCGAGATGACTTTTTGTGCATCGGCTGAACCACCAAAACTTGTAATACGAGAACTAGATGTACTTGCTCCTCCTGATGTTTCTAAAGGATTCGGACCATCGAAACTACTAGTTGGAAAATCTGTTGCTGTATGATTAAATGCTAAAATAGTATTTGCAGTAGTAGTTAAGTCAGTAATATGCTGTTCAGCAATTTGATCAACACCTTGTTCAAAATCAGTAGGATCAATGTCCGTTGCTAGTGCGCCAGTTTGATGGACATGTGCAGCTTGTATATCTAACCACAAATCAAAATATTGTTGTTCGGTTACTGTGTCACTTACACCTGGAGTATTGCCGCCAACAACTATACTACTACTAAAGTTTCTACCATAACCGCTTGTACTTGTTAACGGTGTTGTCAAAGATCCGTAGTCTGTCCAGACAGATTGATCGCCTATACGACCAGCAATCGATTCTCTAATATTATTATAGTTAATGGCTGTTATCTGTGGCATCTATATTCCTTTTTTATAATGTAACACACTTTACATTGTATGTCAATCATAAATCACTTGTTTTTGCATAGGACGGAGCCGGCGAGTTTACATACGAACCCGATGCTCGTATATGCGAAACTGAACTAGTAAGAACTCCTGCTACATATTCGTCGGCGCCGCCGGTGCCTGTATCTAAATCATTAAACACAATATTAAAAGTAATATCTGTATTGTTTGATTCTTTTTTTGCTTGAATATAATACTCGTTGTCTGAATATCCACCTGCAATACTACCTGTTTTTCTATATATAGTTTGATACGAGGTTGTTAAATCTTCATTGCCAATAGCATAGGAAGTACCAGATGGTTTTGTATTGGTAGTTACTGTTCGTCCAAACTTTATCTGGCCAGCATTAAATATAATATCATACCAGTCTTGATTTTTTTGCAAGTTAGTATCTGCTGGAACATCATCGATATTAATCGATGAATCAAATCTAATTTCGCCGCCTGCGTTAAAAAAACATCTACGAGCAGCAATTGAAGAAAATGATATTTTAACAGTATGATTAACTGATTGAGGTTGAGATGTTCCTCCCCACGGAGATGTAGCACCATCTCTTACACTATTAACACCGCCTGATTCTATGTCAGCTTGGTTACCGTTTAAAATAAATCTATCGTCCTCAAGTTCAACTATTAATATTTCGTATGCATTAAACAACGCATCTGCAATCTCTGCAGAGGTAGTAACTGTATTAATAGTAGCCGGTGAAGTATTATTGATGTGTACATACACTTTTTCAAAGTCAGTGAACAAGTTATTCATATCAGAAACTAATACTTCGTTTCCTTCGGCAACTGGATTACTCGATACAGTATTATTGTATCCTTTATCACCAGACCCAACTCCTAATACTGCTGAAATTTTTCCTTGTAGTTCGTTGTACCTTGATTGTGAGATAATGTCGCCGACTGCCATAACTTTTCCTTTTTAGTATTTACACTTTTAAAACGCACTCAACCAACTTTTCTGAAGGATCGTCGCTTGATTCTAATGCAATACCAACTAATGCTTTGGTAGCAGTTTGAGAAGCAACTCCGTCTTCCCATGCATACAATGCCATTCCTTTTTGAACTACACCTGTGCATCTTACTGGTACACGACCTTTTAATGCAATAGCTTGTCCGTCGATTTCTGAGTTCATTAAATAAGCTGGATTTTCACTAATGACACCAATTGCAAAATCACTAGACTTTGCAGGTCTAGTTTCTGCACTAATATCACGTGCTTCTACAAACTTAGCACTAGATACTGCCATTACTGTTCCAACTGGATGTGTTTCTTCTGTGGTATATTTTTCTGCAAGATCGGCATAACGAGCTTTAGTTGCGGTGCCATTAAATATTGTTGCAGTTAGATTTCCACTGCTATCTCTTGCAGCAATAGTATTTGCGCCAGCAGTGGTTGATGCACTACGTGCCGTGCCGCCTACATCAAGTGCATTTGAAACTGTTGCAGTACCATTAAATGTAGTAGCATAAACTGTATTAAACTTTTCAGTTGCACTACCGATATTATATATGTTTGTTGTTTCAGGAAAAATTCCTTTATCAACTGCTGCGTTTCTTATTGAAACAATCCCTGTAGCAGATCCAGCAGCTGGTGCAGTTAGTGCAAACAACATTTTATTACTTGCATTATTTTGATTTACAAATCTTGGAACTGTACCATCGCTTACATCTATTTTTAGATCATTACTGGCGCCAACTGTAAATCCAGCATCACCTAATGCTAATGCATCTGTTGTTTTTAAATAATCACTAGCTAAGAATCCACCTAACCGCAATGCATCATTTGCTGATCCCCAAATAATTGGTTCGTTAGTAGCACCTGTAACAGGTTGATCCAAACTATTTTTTGTAATACCTGTAGCACTATTAACTAATGTAATACCTTTTTTGATTAAACTAAATCCTGTTAACGATGGAACACCGGCTGCTTGTACACCGTTTAATGTAAACTCTTCTCCAGAGATTACATACAAACTAACATCATTTATTAGAGCAACAATAATAGTTTTTTCAACCGCTGGAACAGAGTTATCATTAACACTAACACTAAGCATCTGTGTTGTTCCGCTTCCTGCACTCTGAGGACCTACTAGGATAAACTCGCCTGCGGCTGTTTTACCATATAGCTGATTACTTGTACTGCTCCACCACAAATCGCCTTCGTCCAGTCCTGCTGGTTCAGAACTTGATACTTCGGTACCGCCTGCTGTTTTCCATGCACTACCAGTATAAAACTTTAGTTTAGTAGTTCCTGCATCATACCATACTTGTCCATCAATAGCTTTAGCAGGTGCAGTAGTTCCTCTAAAGTTTTCTAATAAATGAACTATGTTTTCGTTTTGTGCTTCGCCAAAACCACTATAGTTTTTACCAATAAGTTTTAGATCAGTTGTTTGATCTATTGTGCCGTCTTCAACGACTGTTATCTGTGTACCGTTATATCTATTTACAATATAGGCCATTGTTGCTCCTCGTGCTTAGTGCTCTTATGTTATTTATCGTTAAAGTGCCGATGCTGCTATTGTACTTCCATTAACGTCCCATATGCCGCCGCTTACTTGCATAGTTATTATCAATCTATTTGCTGTTAGATTAACTGTTGCTGTAGGAGCAGTGATTGTAAAGTCACCTATAACATTAACGTTTTGTGTACCAGCACTATCAACTGCTGTTAAAGATTTTACAACACCACTATTAACATCAATAGGATCTGATGAAGCTGTATAATAGTATGCATGTATTTTTGCAGTTTTTCCTTGAGTGTCAAACGGTGCTGCGGGTATTGGAGATATTTCTGTTAATAGTACAGCAATATTAGTAAGCAATCCGTCATCTGCAAAAGTGTCACCATATGTTCCTGTTGCATAGGTAGTACCTAATCCAGTAACATCTACTCCCATAACTATTGTTGATGATGCTAGTTCGTCATCAACATATCTTTTAACTACTACATCTTGATCAGCACCTTCTGTTAATAATGCATTGTCGGCTTTACGGCGTGGACTTACCGGAGTTTCTACATTTGTTATTTTTACTTTGTTTATTAAGTTTATACTACCAGTTGATGCAAACTCTAAGTTACTAGTTGTTGTAATGCGATCTTCAGTGAAGGTCATTGTATCACTTTGTAGGTTGTTTCCTACTACTAGTGTATTAAGCTGACCTATTCCTGTTAGACTACTGTTTACAACCGTTGATCCTAACGTATCTAAAGACAATACATTTGTATTATCAATAGCATAGTTGTTTAACTCGTTGTCAATATTAATATTATGACTACTTGTCCAACTGTTAGTTGCATTTAACCAAGTCCAGCGTTTGTCGTCTCCCTGTACTCTTATAACAATGCCGCCGTCATCTGCTTCGCTGTCAGTTGCTAATGTACTATCGTCTTTTATTGCAAGTTCAATTTGATGGTCTTCAACTCTAAGAGTAGCAATATCTAAACTTACCGAGTTTCCTTCGATTAATAAATCTCCAGTAACACGCAAGTCTCCTGTAACATCTAACGTATATGCAGGATTTGTTTTAAATATACCAATCTTTTTAGTGTCAGCGTCAAAATACATAGCAGTGTATGTGCCCGAAACATCTTTAAGATCTACTCGCATGTCAGCATCTTGAATATTATTCTGCCAGACAGTAGTTTGTCCACTTACTTTTATTGTAAGATCTGTATCAAGTCCAATACTCAATCCAAGGTCATTAGCTATTGCCAATCTGCCTGTTGTGACATCATCAACTACAGCACTTAAAAAACTGTTTTGATCAAATACATTTCCAAGCTCGTCTACAATTTGACCAGCACTAGAGGCTTTCCCATAAAATTCAAAATCAACAAACGCTGAGTTTATGTTTACACCTTGTTTTAAAGTAGTAAATCCTGTGATAGCCGGAAACGGGGTAAATGTTATATTTTCTTTTGAAACGATTGCATATAAACTGCCATTTAGATACTTTTTAATAATCACTCTATTTTGACTTGTAGTATCTCTAATAGTTGCAATCTCATCGCCTGATTTAAGTTGGTTTTTTGTATATGCCGGTCCTACTAAAACAGCATTAGTGCCGTTCCAAAATAATAGCTGATCCTTTGATGCATCAATCCATATGTCTCCAGGTATTAGTTCTGATGGCTGAGAACTGGCATATATTGTGCTATCGGTACTTCTAAATGTTGTACCATCATATATTTTTAATCTGCCTGTAGCAGTATCATACCAAAGTTGTCCTTTGAGTGGTTTTACCGGTGCTGTACTATTACTAAAGTTTTCCAGCATCTTAATAAAGTTTTCATTTATACTTTCGCCAAATCCTTGATAGTTTTTTCCTATTAGTGCAATATCTGCACTGGATATATCTAACCTACCATCAACTAGTTCTACTAGTAACGATCCGTCTGTTTTGTTTAGTTTATAGGCCATTTATGATACTCCGTGATAGATAATAAAGTTAAGTGCAAGGAACGGATTTGTTATATTTAATGCATCGTTTGCTAAATCTACTACACCTCCTGATGTTCGCAGACGTGTTCCAGTTCCTGATATGTCGCCGTCTCCTGGTACAACTTCTGATGCACTTGCTGTAGCTGTTGTAGTAGCATAGAATTGCTCTCCTGTACTACTTTTTAAGTCGTGCTCGTGTTCGGGTAAGTTAGATGCTGCTATTGTAACTTCTTCACTACCTGCTACACCACCCATAACACCTACAGTTGATGATGTAATTCTATTTGCTGATACTACTTGTCCTAGCCCTGCAGGAGTTCTTCCTCGCATATCTGGTATTTTAAACAATGTATTAGGATCACTCGGTGTTCCATGATACCATGTTGTTGGATCTGCTGAAAGATATCCCAATACTGTTGCCAAAGCACCGTATGTTGTTAATGATTTTTCTGTTCCGTCTAATATAAACCATCCATCAGGTGCAATCAATCCACCGTACATGATTACTGTGCCAACTGGCATAGTATCGATAGAACCAATAATCTGTGCAGGCGTTGCTTTAACTAACGTTCCGCCTTGATTTAATAATACTTCATCTGTTGTTCTATTAATGCTCGATGCTGCTGATCTACTAGAAATAGCAGCTGATTGTATAGTAGATGTAAATGTTTTAGTAGAGCCGCCTGTTTGGCCGTCAAATACAAAACTAGTTGCACTAACATCTCCTGCTAGTGAAAAAGTAGTTACACTGTTGAGTTTTGCTGTACTACC